TCTGATGATGGCAGGTCAAAAGGATGTGATTTTTTGACTTATCTTACTGTTAAAGAAGTTGCTGATTTAAAAGGATGTTCTCCTCAGTACATTAAAAAAATTATTTTAGATGGTTCACTTTTAAGTAAAGTGTCTGTTAATAAAAATAATCGAAAAAAATATTTAATTCCGATTGAAGAACTTACAGAGCAAGAGCAACTCAAATATTATAAATCTCACGCAATAGATATTCCTGAAAATTTGCTGGCAAACAAAAAGGAAAAAACACAGCGACCTCACAAGGAGTTTGACGAGTTTACAGCTGAACAACGTGAGGAAATTGCTGAATGGATAAGAATACTTAATGCTTGGGATGAGTATTGTGCAACATCAAAATTGCAGAAAGTACCTGCAACAGAAAAATTTGTGCAATTACAAAAGGTTGCAAACCCTGATCTAAATATTTCAAAAGGTATTTTATATCGCAAAAAAGCAGCTTTAAAAGCTGATGACCTTGCAGGATTACTGGATAACAGAGGTTCATGGAAAAAAGGTACATCATCTATCCCCGAAGAAGCGTGGCAATGTTTTTTAAGTTTTTATCTTGACGAAGCACAACACCCTATCCAGGCGTGTTATGAATACACGGAGATGTGGATTAAAAGGGAAGCTCCACAGTTATTACCACTCCCTGCTTATGCATCATTTTACAGGAAAGTACAAACGGCAATACCTAAGCCGGTTGAGATTATGGGGCGTGAAGGTATGAAAGCATTTAGAGATAGATGTGCTCCGTACATACGCAGAACATATGAGGGTATGGCATCGAATGAATGGTGGATTGCAGATAACCATACATTTGATGTGCAAACAAAAGGTGAAAGTGGCAGTATTCACAGGCTTTACCTTACAGCATTTTTTGATGCTCGTTCGGGCATTTTTACAGGGTGCTATGTAACTGATGCACCGTCATCACAAGCTACACTTATTGCTTTGAGAAAAGGAATTGCAAAATATGGCATACCTGAGAATATATATGTGGATAACGGTCGAGAGTTCTTGACATTTGATGTTGGTGGTCTTGGTCATAGACTTAAAAAAAGTCAGAAAGATAAGTTTGCTCCACCACCTGTCTTTGAAAGGCTCGGCATAAAAATGACGAATGCAATAGTACGAAATGCTAAGGCAAAAATCATTGAACGCAGATTTAGAGATGTTAAGGACAGACTATCAAGATTATTTCCGACTTACACAGGTGGTAATGTTGTAGAACGCCCTGAAAGGCTTAAAAAAGTCATTAAGGACAATGATAATATACCGACAGATTATGAGTTCACGCAGGCTGTTGAGGACATCTTAACATACTATATGAACGAAAAACCTTACAGCGGTGCAGTTAATGCCGACAGCGGTAAAACCCGAATGCAAGTGTATCGTGAACAACTCAAAGAAAAGCGAGTGGCATCGGAGCTTGACCTTAACCTTATGCTTATGCGTAGCACAAGAAGTCAGAAAGTCGGCAGGCGTGGCGTACATCTTACCATTGCAGGAGAAAAGATTGATTACTACAACGATGAGCTTATACTCAATTACTTTGGCAAGGAAATGTATTGCAGATATGACCCTGAGGATATTTCAACAGTTAGAGTGTATGACCTAAATGATAACTACATAATGACTGTACCTGTTGATAACGAGGCGGTACTTACTTATGGTTCATCTAAAGACGCAGTAGGACAGGCTTTACGCAAAGTCAGAAGTCTTGAAAAGCTCACAAAGCAGGAGCTTAAAGCAAGTCAGATTACCGCACTCGGCAAGAAAACGGCTCTTGAAATTGTGCTTGCCGCTGCCGAAGAAAACAAAGCAAAAGCAGAGGAAATAAATCCGAAAGTAATTTCCGTACATCGTGCCGATGAAACGGCAGAACAGTTGCCTGTGGCAGTCGGTCAGAATAACATAGTAAAAATTGATAAAGCAAAGATGATCAGGAATCTTGAAGAAAGACAGAGGGAGGAATAAATATGTCAATCAATCCTGAATTACAGCAAAAGCTAAGAGATTATATTAAAAACGCTTGCAAAGGCTCGCAAAACCAAGCGGCTAAAGCTCTCGGTTGGTCGCCTGCATACATATCAACTTATCTTAAAGGCGATTTTAAAGGCGATTTAGCAAAGTTTGAAGCATCATTATCAGAGGCTTTTGCAAATAAAAATGCAGCGGAAAACCTTAAAAGTGCGGTTGTTGCAGGTACATATAAGCCAACAGGCATTAGTGAGGGTGTATATGAAACAATCCGCTTATGCCACCTCAAAGGCGGACTTGCGATTGAGTGCGGAGATGCAGGCATCGGAAAGACAATGGCTTGTAAAAAATATGCAGAGGATTATCCGTCAAGTGCAATTTATGTAACCGTCAATCCTTGTTTGGTTACGCTTAACGCATTTCTCAAGCTGTTATGCCGTACACAGAAGATTACAGCAAGCGGTCGCAAAGATGAGATGTGGATGAGGCTGTCAGACAGCTTTGCAGGCGAGCGTAAGGTTCTTATTATTGATGAGGCTCAGCACCTGCCTATTAAGACCATTGAGGCAATCAGAGCTTTCTTCGACAGCAACCCCACACTCGGTATTTGCCTTGTCGGCAACATTGAAACTGTAACCAATACAGGCAGAAGTAAGGAGGCTTTCGCTCAGATAAGAAACAGAACAAAACTTACTGAAATCAGACACACAACATCAATTACTGCAAATGATATAGCGTTGCTTTTCCCACCTGTTGCAGATGACGAAAAAGCAAAAGGTTTACTGCTCGGAATATCTCGCTCAGAGCAGGGTATTCGAGGAGCAAGCAATGTATTTTCAAATGCAGTTGACAACGGCAATATTACATATGACGGTTTACTTGCAATGGCTAAAGCCATGAAAATTAATATTTATGGAGGAATTTAAAATGAGTTTAAAAAGAATTATGTTGTATGTTTTAACAGGCTTTTGCATGGGAGCAATTACCCTTGCAATGCTCGAAAAGATGGGATTTCGTATAGCCTCATATGGCGTTGAAATGCTGTTTATCCCTTGTGTAGTGCTTTGCATCTGCTTTGGCTGGGCGTTAAAAACAGATGTATTAAGACTATTTAGGAGGAATAAGAATGTTAATTCACGCAGAAAATGAAAAGCAAAAGGAAGTTACCGCAATACATATTTGTAAGGGCAGTATTTGCGGTAACTGTCTGAATTACAGCAAAAGTATCCTTAACAGTCAAAAAGGTTATTGCATATCTTCAAACTCTGCTGTTGAAAGGTGCGATTATTGCAGTTTGTTTAAGGAGGTTAACAGAAAATAAATGTTAGAAGAAATACAAAGAAACTTTATAATCAATTTGAGATTTTTAAGGAAAAAGCAAGAGTACACACAGCAAGAAATTGCAGACAGATTAGGTATAAATAGAACAACATATACTAAGTGGGAAACAGGTGTATGTGAACCGGGGCTAAAAAACATTGAGAGATTATGTAATTTACTTGATGTAGATTATAACACTCTCTTTCAAAGGAGAATATTGAAATGACTAATGAAGATTGGAAAACGGTCGATAAAGCCTTAAAATCAGTTTTATTACCGGGAGTTAAGCTGCTTATTGACGGATACGAAGTAACACTTACATTATGCCAAAAATCACAGTTTAAAAACGCTATTGCAATATGGATTAACGGAAGTTTTAAAGGCAAATGGCTTGCAGAAGATTGTGAGGAACGCAGGCGTTTCCTCTGCTGTAAGAAGAGAACACTTGTTAAAGAAGCAGATTATAAGGCTTATGGCATACGCAGTAAGAAAGCTAAAAAAGAATTAGCAGACAGATATGCATATGAGGAGTGGTTCTCGTATTGGACTAATTTCAACAAGATGAAAAAGCACTTTATCGACAACAATAAAAGCATTGAAATTTTGGAGGTTTTATAATGGATATTACTTTTGATGAAAAGTATTGGAATCAGGGATAATTTCCCTGTTCCTTAATGCAGCTCCTTAGGAACGGTCACAAGCCCGTGAGAATGCAGAGTGAGGAACACACAATTCAAAAATAAATTTTAAGGAGGTAAACACATATGGAGACATCAAAAAAGATATGTAAAAACGGCTCAATTACTTTGCCAAAGCAGATAAGAGCCGAGGCAGGATTGTTCCCCGGCAACGCTGTTAATATTAGCACCTCGGCTGACGGAACGGTAACAATTAAGCCGTCAGCTCCCTGCTGTCGCTTTTGCGGTTCGGTTGAGAATGTAATCGTTGCTGACAATGTTGTTATTTGCCGCAAATGTGTTGAAAAATTACTTGCAAAGGTGGATGTAACAAATGACTGATTTAAGAAAACAGATTGATGAGCTTGCGGCAATTAAGGTTGATATGGGAAAGCTCAAGGAGCGTAAGGATAAGCTTGAGGCTGAAATTATAAAGCAGTGCACCGCTGACCTTGAGAATACGAAGTATAAGAGTATTCGATATGAGGGTGATGTTTTTGACCTGACAGCCGTTACAGCTGAAAGTCTTAAGGTTACATACGATTCTTTCTTACCAATAATTTTTGGTAAAGCATACGAGGACGCAGTAACAGAAAAGACAGACTATTCTTTATCAGCTCCGGCAAAGCGAATGCTGATAGGTCTTTGGACAGGAAATTATGTTAAATGCACTGTAAAAGAAGTCATTGAGCAGATGAACGGCGTGTCTGATGAAGAGCGTAAGCAGCTCCTTAAGAAGTGCAAGGGCATTAATTATGACAAGGATGTCAGCAATATCTTAAAGTTTACCTCCTTGTCGGAGGAAGATGCAAAGGAATATGCTTATCTCATTTCTGATGCTGCCGTCTGGCAGGATTTTAAAAATCTTCTCACTATTAACGGCATTGATGATGAAGAACATATTAACGATATTCTTCTTAAAATTCAAAGTGCATTTGTGGTTGAGGAAAGCACAAAAATCTCTTTAAGCTGAGGTGAATTAATTGTTAAAACCACAGCAAACTCAAAGAATTTATGCTATGGGCGCAAGGCTTGGACTTGTTGAAAGCGGTAATAAAAATGACCTGCTACACGAACTTGTGTATAGCATAGCACAGAAAAATAGTGTACGAGAGCTTGATGAACAGGAATACAGAAAAGTCGTTGCAGACCTTGCAAACAAACTTAAAATAGCTAATCTTACAGAGCCAAAGACGGTGCATCCTTTCAAAGCACAAAAGCGTGAGGAAAAGGGTATCGGCAAAATGTCAGACGGTCAGATCAGGAAAGTATGGCAGCTGATGTATAGTCTGGAAAAGCTTGACATAAAGCCGTCGGGAGCAAGGCTCGGCGACCGCTTATGCGGAATTATAAAAAAGGAACTGCACATAGACGCTATACCGAAAGACCCTTTCTCCTGGCTTACATATCAACAGGGAGTTAAACTGATTGAAATACTAAAAAAATACATTGCAAATGCTCAAAGGAGGAAGGACGGTGGAAATACATCTTGATGATCTCATAGGCACTCAGCGTGATATAGCTGAGGTAATAGGTATTGAAAACTATATTAAGCTGTGCAAAGCCTTTGGCGGCGATACTGTGTATATTCAAAAATATACAGAACTGCAAAAAGTTGAACGCAATGCTGAAATCAAAGCAAAGTACAACGGATACAACAGCAGTCAGCTTGCAAAAGAATATGACCTCTCCGAACGATATGTCAGGCTGATATGTTCAGGCGGACAGCTTGACGGTCAGCTTAGTATCTTTGACGATTAGGAAATAAATTAAGGATATTTTTCCTCTACGATATATCCAGATTATAAGGTATTATTGAGTTAGAAACTTGATAATACCTTATTTTTATGGAGTTGAAAATATGAATTTTACGGCAGACACTTGGTGGTTGTTCGGTCTTATTGTCACAGGAGCAATAGCAATTATCGGCTTTTTTCTTAAGCGTACTATTAATGAGGCTGACAGGCACGATAAGGAAATTAAAGAGATACAACTGTCTTATGTTACGAAAGATGAGCTGAAAGATGTTAAAAATGATTTAAATAAATCTATCGGTAAGTTGCAGACTGATGTTGAGCAGATAAAAGAAAGTTGCCTGACTAAGCCTGACTTTTACCGTTCGCAGATGCAGACCGATAAAAAGATTGATAAAATCTACGATTTACTGATAAAACAGCAGATGGAGGGTAGCGGCAATGATACCAGATAAGGATGAGGCTATTAAGAGGATAAGAGCAACTCGTTTTATAAAAAATAATGGTGTAGTTATCAGAACAATTAATCTGCTCCGTTATAAATACGAGAAGCTTTCAGAGGTCAGATATGCTCTTGATGATATTGAGGATGCAGATTATCTCGACAGTATCAACTACCTATCAGAAAGCGGCTATATTTCTTTAAGGCATATCAAAACCAAACAACCTGCTGAGATTGCGGATGTTGATTACAACGAGCTGGAAGCTAAGCTTACAGCAAAAGGTATTAAGCTGCTTGCAGGAAATATTTTTGATGATTTAGTTGAGGTGTAGCTATGAGCAGAACTAACCGCAGAGCCTGCGGAAAGATAGACAAGCTCCCTGCCGACCTCAAGGACACCGTAGATCAGATGCTTGTAAGCGGTCAGACCTACCGTGAAATTGTAGCGTATCTGTCAGAGAACGGCGAACAGCTCTCTCAGGCGGCGGTAAGCCGTTACGCATCACGCTTTCTTGCCAACGCTCAACAGCTCAGAATAGCACAGGAAAATTTCAGAATGATACTCACAGAAACAGAGCGTTATCCCGAACTTGACCCTGCCGAGGCTATTTTACGAATGGCATCTCAAAAAGTTTTTGACGCTATTGCAAAGCTTGATGAAGGTCAGTTTGATGATGTGTCAGCTGATGACCTGCTAAGACAGGCTACGGCACTTGCAAGGGCAGTTGCTTACAAACGCAAAACAGACATTGATGTCAAGTCAGACAAGCAGATTGCACTTGAGGAAAATCAGAGCTTGCTTTATGAAACTATCAAGAAAAGTAACCCACGCTTGTACAATGAGCTTATGGAAGAGATTACGAAGCTTAAAAAACAAGCTAAGGAGGCTTAGTATGGAAAAATACGAATGGTATGTACTACATGTCAGAACAGACAGTGAACTTGACATTGCTAAAGCATTAGAAAAGCGCGGCTTTTCAACTGCTGTACCTGTTGAAAATCGTATTATTCGCAAGAGCGGAAAATGGATTAAGAAAGCATACATTGTTTTTGCAGGCTATGTTTTTGTGTTTATGAGGTATAGCTGGGCAAAATACTACGCTATGAATAACATAAGCGGAATAATTAAAATTCTTGGCGGAGGTCAGAATCCGATTCCGTTAAGCGAGAGTGAATCAGAGTTTGTTCTCAAGTTATCGGATTTGCTCTCTGAAACGTCAGTTTTAAAATTTAATGACGACAACAGTTATAAAGTTGTCAGCGGATTTTTAACTGATTATGCAGATAAAATTGTAAAAATTGAACGCAGATACAAGAAAGCAACAGTCAAGGTTACTGTTGCCGGAGAAGAAAAAGAAATAAAAGTATCTTTTATAGAAGATACAGAACAAATGCCGGAGCAGACAGCGGATTGATTCGTCTTCGCTTGATGAATGGTTGTTATACACTTAGCACCGATAACATCAAAGTTAGCGGATGGCGAAGCTTGCATAAAACGGTATTTAAACTTATTTTAAGCACCCTTTAACGGGTGTTTTTATTTTGGAGGTGAGTGCGAATGGATAAGCTGTCAAAACTTGAAAAATTACTTAAAGATACAAATACAAAGCAGGAATTTAATATTGTGGAGGACTTAAAGGCTTTAGCTCTCTCCTATGGAGTAGTCAAATCTAAAGACTTCCGTAAAAAGTTAAATGCTCTTATAGCTAAGTACGAAAATGACGAACTGACGGCAATCCGTGAGGCTCTCATAAAGAAATGCCAAAGCGGTGACACTCAGGCTATCAAGCTGTATGCCGAATACTTCAAGCCTGAAACTGTTGTCAGCGTTGACGACGGCTTGATTGAAGCACTTGCAGGCGCAGGCAAGGAGGCTTTTGCTGATGAAATTTAAACCTTTTTCCAAAAAGCAATTAAAAGTCCTCTCTTGGTGGAAGGTTGATGGAATTAAGGATAAATACGATGCAATAATTGCAGACGGTTCAGTCCGTTCCGGCAAGACGGTAAGTATGAGCATATCTTTTATCTTTTGGGCAATGACAACATTTGTTGACTGCAACTTTGCCATATGCGGTAAAACCGTAGGCTCTTGCAGACGAAATGTTATTAAGCCGCTTATCAATATGCTTAAATATCGCTATGACATCAAAGACAAGCGGTCGGAAAACTTGCTGATAATCAGCAAAGACGGCAAATCAAACACATTTTACATTTTCGGCGGTAAAGATGAAAGCTCGCAGGATTTAATTCAGGGCATTACGCTTGCAGGCGTTCTCTTCGATGAGGTTGCTCTGATGCCGAGGTCATTTGTTGAGCAGGCTCTTGCCCGGTGCTCTATTGAGGGTGCAAGGTCTTGGTTTAACTGCAATCCCGATAACCCTAACCATTGGTTCTATCGTGAGTGGGTTTTAAAGGCTCCTGAAAAGCACGCTTTGCGACTTAAATTTTTAATGGACGATAACCTATCATTATCCGATAAGGTGAAACAGCGGTATTACAGTCTTTATCAAGGTACATTTTACCGCCGCTTTATCCTTGGTGAGTGGGTTATTGCCGAGGGTCTTGTTTACCAAGATTACAATGACCATATTAAGGATAAGCTGTGGGACGGCAATCCCGATGAGCTTGTCGGACGGTGGTACATTTCAATGGACTATGGCACGATTAACCCTTGCTCTATGGGGCTTTGGTGTGTGACCGACAATGAGGCAATTAGGGTGGATGAATACTACTACAATAGCCGAAAAGAGGGCTATCAACGCACGGATGAGGAACATTATGTGGAGCTTGAAAAGCTCGCAGGTGACCGATACATAGAGCGTGTGATAATTGACCCGTCCGCCGCCAGTTTTAAAGCTACAATCAAAAGACATGGCAAGTTTTTTGTTAAGTCGGCAAAAAATGATGTGCTCAACGGTATCAGAACAACAAGTCAGATGCTTAATGACGGTCGCATTAAAATCGGCGTTAAGTGTAAGGCATCACAAGAAGAGTTTGGTATGTATCGTTGGGACGATAAAGCCGAAGAAGATAAGGTCATTAAGGAAAACGACCACGCAATGGACGATATACGCTATTTTGCTTATACGATAGCTAAGCGTGAGTTTAAATATAAATAAGGAAGTGAAAATGTGCGAAGGCAAAGACGATTTGTTTTACTAAATTGGCTTAGAATACTTGCAAATAAGCTGTTTCCCGAAAGCGTAGCTAATGCATATTCATATAACGATATGGAAGAGGCTATGGAGGATTGGCTTGAGATTTACGCTGACCTGCCATGGTGGTGTGAAAGCTGTCATAACAAAACTCTCAATCTCGGTGCAACGATAGCATCTGAATTTGCAAGACTAATAACAATAGAGTTTGAAAGTGAAGTCACAGGCTCAAAGCGTGCAGACTTTTTGCAGGAGCAGTACGAAAGGCTGCTTAAACAGCTTAGAATTAAGCTCGAGGCAGCTTGTGCTGTTGGCGGCATAATGTTTAAGCCGTATGTGCGTAACGGTGTTATTTTGCCTGATTGCATTACGCAGGATAAATTCATTCCTATTGAATACAGCAACGGCATAATTACCGCTGCTATATTTTTTGACCAGCAGGTTAAAGGCAAGGATTACTACACACGAATTGAAAAGCAGACTTACAGCTATGAGAAGAAATCACACACGATTGAAAGTCATTTTTTTGTTTCGTCAAGTCCCGATAACATCGGAGCGGAAATAAATCCTGAAAATCTTGGCAGCGATATGTGGACAGGTATTGACCCATACATAGTTATTAATGATGTTGACCGTCCTCTTTTTGCATTTTGGAAAGTCCCATTTGCAAATCACATAGAAAGTGACAGCCCTCTCGGTGTGTCTGTTTACAGCAGAGCAGTTAAGCTGCTCAATGAGGCAGATTTACAATGGGACAGATATTTGTGGGAATTTAAGGGTGGCGAGCTTGCGGTTGATGCAGGTGAGGAAGTCCTTAGACAGCGACCGGGCGAAGATACGCTTGGGACACCGTCAACTCGTGATAGGCTGTTCCGTAAATTCAATATCGATGCAGACGATAACAAAAAATCATTTTATGAAGTTTTTAATCCGACCCTGCGTGACGAAAACTATTCAAGAGGTCTGAACGAAATCAAAAGGCAGATTGAGTTTAACTGCTCCCTTGCGTACGGTACGCTTTCAAATCCGCAAAATGTAGATAAGACAGCGGAAGAAATTAAGGCGTCTAAACAGCGCAGTTATACCGCCGTTTCCGATATGCAACACTCGCTTGAGGCGGTGCTTGAGGACTACATATATGCTTGCAACGCTATGACAGACGCTTGTAATCTTGCTCCGTCAGGTGAGTACGAAGTCAGCTTTAATTGGGGTGACGGTGTGCTTGAGGACAAAGACAAGGAGCAGGCTATACAGCTTAATGAGGTAAACAGCGGTATCCGCAAAAAGACGGATTATCTCAAATGGCGTTACGGAGTTGACGACAAGCAGGCGGCGGAGATGTTGCCCGAAAGCGGTGTGCAGAGCTTTTTTAACGAGGGTGGTGCTTAATGCTTACACCTGAACAGCTTGCTCACTGTGCGGATGACATATTAGAACTTTATTCTAAGCTTGAGGAGGCTATTGTTCGTGACATAGCACGCAGAGTGGCTAAGACGGGAACAATGACAGATACGGCAATATGGCAGGCACAGCATATGCAGGAACTTGGCACGCTTAACTCTGACATTTTAAACAGTATTTCAAAGTACAGCGGTAAATGTGAGTCGGAGCTTAAAAAGCTGTTTGAAGACGCTGCCATTACCGCAACAGAGTATGACAACGAAATATACAGAGCAAACGGACTGAATCCGAAGTCCATTAAAGTTTCCGACACTCAGCTGCAAATACTTGAGGCAGGCTACAAAAAGACACATGGCAACCTAAGCAATCTTACTCTGACAACGGCGGTATCATCACAGACAAGCTTTATCAATGCTTGCAGCTTAGCGGAGCTTAAAGCAACAAGCGGTGCATTTTCGCCGCAACAGGCTATTGTTGATGCTATAAAGCAAGTAGCAATAAACGGAGCGGAAGTTGTGTATCCGTCAGGTCACAAAGATAAGCTGGATGTTGCTGTACGCAGAAATGTAATGACAGGTATAGGTCAGACAACAGGGCAAATTTGTCTTGCAAATGCACAGGAGCTTGGCTGCGACCTTATGGAGATAACCGCTCACGCAGGAGCAAGACCGAGTCACTCATATTGGCAAGGTCAGGTTGTGAGTTTAAGCGGCAGAAAGGGTTACCTTTCCCTGTCTGACATCGGCTATGGCACAGGCGACGGCTTTAAGGGGTGGAACTGCAGACACGATTGGTATCCGTACTTTGAGGGCAGTACACGGATGTATGACGAAGAAAAGCTAAAGCAGATGGACGCTAAAAACATTCAGTACCCCGATGGCTCAATGCACACGCTGTATGAGGCGGAGCAGAAGCAACGAGCGTATGAGAGAAAAATCAGGGAGTCAAAACGCATACTTGCCGCTTACGATGAAAGCATTAAAAATGCCGATGACGAAGCAATAAAAAAGGCTTATCAGAATATTTTTAATAAAGAATCCGTAAAGCTGAAAAATCGTGAAGCTGAGCTTAACAATTTCTGTGACAAAACAGGTTTGCTCAAGCGTAATGACAGAGTACAAAAGTATGGTTTTGGCAGGAGTACGGCTCAAAAAGCAGTTTCATCAGCTAACAAGCATTATAAAACTTGGAGTAAAGAGCATAACATAAATAACATAAAAACACTTGCAGAATATTACAATGTGAAGTATAATGATACTGAAAGATATGCACTTTTGAAAAATTATGTTAGTTCTATTGATAAAGGTATGTTATCACCATTAACTGGTTTTGATAAATATGAAGAGTATTATGACAAAGTACAAAATGAACTTATAGGATTAACTACTGCATCAGGTATAAAAATCAAATCACAAAGTAAGCATTTTCTTGAGCGTGTTTTTGGTACTAAAAATGACCCTACACATAACGATAAACCAAGAAGTGGAGTACCTTTATCTGATATTGAAGATGCTTTGATAAACGGAAAAACAAAATCCACGCATAATGGAGATAGTATTTTGCATTATACTGATAAGTGTGGTGTAACGGTCAATCCATATACAGGTAATTTAATACAAGTGAATTTGAAATAGGTGGTATTATGACTTTCTTATTACAAAAAAATGATTTTAATTTTCTTAAAGATAAGATTCCATATGCATATAAAATGGTTGCGAATATAAAAGAAAAGGGAAACCTTGTTTATTTTGATGTAGAAAAAACTGGTGATTTCCAAGATGAAATAACTATGGAAATTGTTGATAGTGGTATGGATAATGAAGACACTGTTAATAATAACGGAAAGCGAATGTACAAAATTTATGATGAAATACTTTATCAGAAACACAATAACATTTGACTTTACTTTATTTGCTTTATATCAGCTTTGTTATATAAAATGTAAAGTTACACCACTAATCAATTAAAATGCAAATTAAACGAATTTAAACGGTATTTAAAGGGGTATTTGAAATACTCCTTTTACTTTTGCCACAAATTTATATTTATAGGTTATAAGCTCCCGATTTTCGGGGGCTTTTAATATTGTAAAAAATTTAAACGGAGGTAAAACTATGGACTTAATGGAAATCCTTAAAGCCTTGTTTGGTGATGAGGCTCTGACATTTGACCAGTTTGCCGAAAAGGTAAACAATGCTGCAGATGTCAAGCTCGGTAACCTTGCAGGCGGTCAGTACATTGAAAAAGAAAAGTATGACGATGTGTCAAAGCAGCTCGAAACCGCAAACGCTAATCTTGAGGGTTATGACCCTGATTGGCAGACAAAGCTTGCACAGGCACAGGCAGACGGCGAGAAAAAGCTCAATGACTACAAATTTGAGCAGTCGGTTGAATCTGCAATCAACAACGCAGGTGCAGCGGATTTGGTATCTGTCAAGGCTAATCTTGATATGTCGAAGATTGCACAGGGCGAAGACGGCAAAATCACAGGTCTTGACGAACAGCTTGCAGAGCTTAAAACAAACAAGCCTTTCCTTTTCAAGGCTGCAGACGAACCTAAAAAGAAACTCGACCTCGGCGGACCTACAGGCGGAGCAAAAGCAAAGTCAGGCTCGAACATAAAGTCTGCCGTTGAAGATTTTTACAAGAAATAAGGAGGAAAACATATGTCAATTACATTAGAAGAAGCAACCGTCGGCAGAGCCGACAAGGTCACACAGGAGGTTATTGATACTCTCCGCAGAGGTTCTGTCTTTATGGATAAGCTCACCTTTGATGACGCAGTATCTCCGGGTGTCGGCGGAAGTACAATGACCTACGGATATTTACAGTTACAGACACCGTCAACAGCTGCCGGCAGAGCGATTAACAGCGAGTACGCACCTAACGAGGCAAAAAAGGTTAAGAAAACCGTTGACCTTAAAATCTTCGGCGGCGCAGCTGAGGTTGACCGTGTTATTCAGGAGGCTACCACAGACGAAATCGCCTTTCAGCTTGATCAGAAGACAAAGGCTACTAAAAACTATTTCCAGTACACCTGCATTAACGGCTCAAAGACTAATAAGTCAACGGATTTTGACGGTCTGACTACTCTCCTCAAGGGAATGAGCACCGAGTACAACGCAGGCTCTGATAAGACGGTAATCGACCTTTCGACCTCGGCACTCATTACAAGCAATTATCAGTCAATGATTGATATGCTCAACGAGTTTCTCTCCGGCATTGACGGCAAGCCGACAATGTTCCTCGGCAACAGTAAGATTATTGCCAAGCTCAAGAGCATAGCTCAGAGGGCAGGCTATCTTACACAGTCGGAGGACGCATTTGGCAAAACCGTAAGAGGTTATGATGATATTCTTTTCTACGATATGGACAACTACTTCAACGGCAGTGCTACCGTTCCGTGTGTTCCTATTTATGAAACAGGCTCGTCAACCTCAAAGGTAACAGGTCTTACCGACCTTTATGCCGTAACGCTCGACCTTGACGCATTCCACGGAGTTTCCATCAAAGGCTCAAGCATTATCAATACCTATCTGCCTGACCTGAAAGCTCCGGGTGCAGTTAAAAAAGCTGAGGTTGAAATGGTTGCCGCAGTTGCTCTCAAAAACACAACTAAGTGCGGTGTGTTCCGCAATATTAAGGTATCATGATATGTTTGCAGATTATTCTTATTATACAGATTCTTGGGCAGGTACTTTGATACCTGCTCAGGAGTTTAACAGCTATGCACGCAAGGCTGAACGGCTGATTAACTATATTGTCAACGGCGGTGTTAAGGAGGTTACGGTGCAGGTTCAGAACGCTGTCTGCGCCGCTGCCGAGGCGGCATATGAGCTCCGCAAAAGCGTTGAGAACATTCCGCAGGGTATTAAGTCAGAGAATACGGACGGTTACAGCGTTACATACAAGGACTATAACCCTGACGAACTTACAGACATGGAAAGAAGAGCAATGTTTAATGCGATCAGACAAGAACTGTATAATACAGGCTTACTGTATCAGGGGGTGCGTTGATGTTTACAAATCATACAACTGTTACGCTTTTTTGCAGTAAAACTTTAGGGCGTGAAAAGCTGTGGAGCAAGCATATATTGGCTGATGTTAATTTTCATGGTGCAGACCAGTTCCTTATATCTGACAAAGAGGTCAAGCGTAGTGATGAGTACATTATTCGTGTACCGCACTCGGCTCTTGAAAAGTATGTTGACAAATCAACATACAAGGCAATGCCTGCCGATGAGGCTTATAACTGCTTTACGCTCAAAAAAGGTGACTATATCGTCAAAGGCGAGGTTGATTGCGATATATCAAATTTAGCAGACTTAATTAAAAATTATGACGCACTTGAAATTGTATCAGTAACTGAAAATCTCAATGCATCTAACTATTCAAAGCATATTAAATTGGTGGTTAAATGATTATTAAACTGCTTTTTAACACAACTGAAACAATGCTTAAAGACCGTGGCTTAGAGGCTGAGGGCAAGGTACAAAAAATTGTTGACAGCGAAGTCCTCCGCCGTTCTGACCCTTATGTGCCGTTTGACACAGGATACTTAAAGAAAAGCGGCATTGCAGGCACTAAGATTGGTAAAGGTGAAGTTATTTACAATGCTGTATATGCTCACACAAACTACTACAGTAATGCAGGCAAAGGCAAAGAAGGCACTTCTAAGGGCGGTATGCGTGGTAAGTTTTGGTTTGAGCGTATGAAAGCCGACCACCTTGACGATATTCTGAAAACCGCAAAGGAAAAAAGCGGAGGTAAATAATGGAAACATCAATTATAAAATCATTGTTCAAGTGGTTTTGCGACTGTGAAATTCTTGATGCTGATTCAGAGCTTAATGTAGATTATCTTGGTGAAGATGCAGAACAGTACAGCATTGAAACTGTGCCTTGCAAAACGCTAGTGAAAAGCTATATTGACGGTTCGGCTAAATGTCAGTACCTTTTTATCTTCGCAAGCAGAGAATGTTACAGCTCTGAAAACGGCATAAACATGGCAAACTTGGAGTTTTACGAAAGGCTTGAGGATTGGATTGCAGAACAAAACATAAATCGCAAATTGCCAAAATTGCCTGACGGCTGTACTGCTCAGTCAATCAAGGTTTTGTCATCAGGCTATGTAATGAACAATGATACGAAGACGGCAAGGTATCAAATACAGTGTCGTTTGGAATATACTAAAAATTTGGAGGTAAAAAATGGCTGAAGTAATTAGACAGAGAAGAATGCAGGCAAATTATCTTAACTGCAGTAACGGCAGCAAAGAAAAAGCATTTGCACTTTTGGGTGTTGGTGCAAAAACACTTGATGAAAATCCATCAGCTCAGACTAAGAGCCGTAAGTATGTATGCGATAAATCAGCAACTAAGTCAATCAGCGGATATGATTGGACTACTGCTTTTGATATTGACCAAATTCGTGAGCAGGACGCTATTAACTTTATTGTGAATATCGGTGAAAATCAGCTTGTCGGCGAAGATGCAGAAACCGAGTATGTTATCGTTGACCTTGATCAGAAGGAAGGTTCAACCGGTACATCATACCACGCACGCAAGTTTAATGTTGCTGTCGAGGTTGCATCTTTTACAAATGATGACGGCGAAATGGGCTGCACAGGTAACTTCCTTGGCAAGGGTGACCCTATTGAGGGTACTTTTGACACATCAACTAAAATATTTACAGCTAAATCTGCTTAAGGAGGTATAAATAATGGTTATTAATAATGTAACATTACAGGATATTGATGTAGCAGATGCACTTGAAATGGAACGCTACGAAAAAGCAAACGATACCGTAAGTGAGAAAATGAAACAGCTTGATACAAACGGTAAACGCAGGTCAGAGCTTATTCGCATTCAGTGCACAGCTATTTTTGAGTTCTTTGATGATGTTTTCGGCGAAGGTACTGCAAAAAAGGTGTTTGGTGAATCGGTAAACCTTACAACCTGCATTAATGCGTATGAGGGCGTTATTGTTGCAGTTAATAAGCTTGACAAGGCAGTCGGCGAACAGTATAAATCAAAACTCGGCAACCGTCAGCAGCGTAGAAATAAGCACAAAAATCATTACAACAACCGCCCAAAGATTGTTAAGTGATGAATATGCTTATTAATTCTGTGCCCGACAGATTGAACATTGCCGGAACGGAATACAAAATCAACACTGATTTCAGAACTTGGTTGGAATTTGAAATGCTTTTATCGGAAAATGCGGAAAAAGCAGAAAATACTTTAGCTGATATTAAAAATCTTGTTTTTTGCAAAAATCAACCTCCGTCATTTGCCGATGAAAAGACTGTAAATCAAATTCTTTGGTTTTACCGCTGCGGAAAGCCTCCTCAGAAGGTTAACGGTAAATCTCATAAAGAAGTGTTCAGCTACGAATATGATGACGGTTATATCTGTGCTGCGTTTATGCAGCAGTATCATATTGATTTAAACTCTGCTAAGCTCCATTGGTGGAAGTTCCACGCTCTTATGCTGTCATTATCAGACAGCACAGAGTTTGTAAAAATAATGGGTTACAGGTCGATAGAAATCAATTCAAAGATGACTGCCTCACAAAAAGCATTTTATCAAAAAATGAAAAAGCAGTACAAACTTCCGCTCAAAAAAGAAGTGCAAAAGCAAATATCAAGCATTGAAGACGCACTTATTAACGGAGAAACAATTGACAATCTATTGTGAAATTTGTATAATATTGTTAAAGTTATATTAATTCACAAGAAGGTGCTATATTATGAAAAAGTTAATTGTAACAATCCTTTTAATTGGTATGTTGCTTATAAGCGGAACAGCTTGTAGTAATTCTCAAAACTCTACACCCGATCCATCAGGTATAAGTAAATCCGAATTTGACAAGCTAATAACAGGCATGACTGACAGTAAAGTTAAATCTATTGTTGGAAGTTTAGGAGAATTAATATCTGAGCAAAAAAATGATACAGATAAATATTTTGAAACTGTTTATTTATATAAAGTAAACGGTGAAACAACCGGATATGCTGAGCTTGAAATAACTTATCATAAAGATAAAGAACTTTTTTCGGAAGCAACATATACGCTTACAGGAAAAACTCAATATGATTTATCATAAGGAATTAAAAAGTGAAAAACAAATCAAAAATTAAATGCCCTTACTGCGGTTATGAAATGCCCATATACTTTGACAAATCGTCAAGGTGTAGGGGCATTTTTGTATGCTGCAAGGGACGAAACTGTAAGAAACAGTTTGAAATCGTAATAAACGATAACAAAAATAAATAAGGTCAAGTAGAGCCATTATGTGCCGATGACCTCACTAAAACATTAAATGGTGGTGAGTAATTTGGCATATGATGGCTCTATTAAAATTGATACAAAAATAGATACAAGCGGCTTTAAGGGCGGTATTGATAAAATAAAATCAATTGCTCAAGCGGGTGTATCTGCTGTAACAGCAACGCTCGCAGGTATTACAGCCACACTCGGTGCAGGAGCAACCGCAGCGGCAACAGTCGGCTCGTCATTTGAGGCTGCTATGTCAAAAGTATCTGCAATCAGCGGTGCAACAGGTGATTCATTGCAAAGTCTGACCGATAAGGCAAAAGAAATGGGTGCAAAAACAAAGTTTTCCGCATCCGAGTCGGCATCTGCTTTACAATATATGGCTATGGCAGGCTGGGACACAGAGTCAATGCTCAACGGTATTGACGGTATTATGAACCTTGCCGCCGCTGACGGTTTGGACTTAGCAACAACATCAGATATTGTTACAGATGCACTTACAGCGTTTAACCTTAAAGCATCAGACAGCACACACTTTGCAGATGTACTTGCCAAAGCCTCATCAAGTGCAAATACTAATGTATCTATGCTTGGTGAAAGTTTTAAATATGTTGCTCCTCTTGCCGGCACAATGGGCTACTCTGTCGAAGATGTTTCCCTTGCTCTCGGTCTTATGGCTAACGCAAGCGTTAAAGGTAGTATGGCAGGAACAAGCCTAAAGACTGCACTTTCTAACCTTGCCTCTCCGACTGAGGCTATGGCAAATGTAATGGCTGAATACGGCATATCAATCTCTGATGCAGAGGGTAACGCTTTACCACTCATAGATGTAATGAAACAGCTGAGGGAAAAATTTAGCGGCTTAAGCGAAACTGAACAGGCAGCAGCCGCAAGCACTCTTTTCGGTAAAGAGGCAATGAGCGGTATGCTTGCGATTATCAACGCAAGCGACAGCGACTTTGATAATCTGACTAAAAATATTAACAATGCTGACGGTGCGGCTCAAGCAATGGCTGATACAATGCAGGATAATTTGCAAGGTCAGATTACGATTCTAAAGTCTGCTCTTGAGGGATTAGGAATTGAAATCTACGAGGGAATGTCAGCTCCTTTGCAAGAGGCAGCTGTTGAAGCTCAAAATTATGTAAATCGTTTGACAGAAGCATTTAAAAGTGGCGGTCTTTCAAAAATGATTGAAGAAGCAGGAGCCATTTTCGGCGAGCTTGCAGTTAAAGCTGCAGAGGCTGCCCCTGAAATGATAAATGCCGCTGTTGATTTTTTACAGGCTTTTGTTGACGGAATAGCGGATAACGCTGACAAGCTTGCAAAATCGGCAGTTGATATAGTTCAGACTTTAATAACAAGCGTTATCGAACACGCACCTGACTTAATCAAAGCCGCAAAGGTTATTGTTTCAGAACTCGTTGATAATCTTAGCAAGCTGTTGCCCAAAGAGCTGCAAAAGCCTGTTAAAGAGGTTATAAGCACAATTCAAAAGTCATTTGAAAGCGGCGGTCTGAAAAAGGCTATTGAAAGCGTAAAAAACATTGTAATTAACTTAGGCAAGACTTTTACGAATGTAGCAAAGGTGGTTTTACCGCCACTTTCTAAGGCTGTTGATTTCCTTGCAGATAATTTTAATGTTCTTTTACCTCTTGTGACTTCATTATTTACAGCCTATAAGTCGTATGCAATCATTTCAACGGTTACTTCTCTATTCACTGCTCAGACAGCAGCGGTTACAGCCGAAAGCCTTGCAGAAGCTGCGTCGCTCGGAACAATAACGCTCAAGCAGATTGCTGTAGCCGCCCTCACAGGCGAAATCACTCTTGCTACAGCGGCGCAGTATGCGTGGAATTTAGCAATGAGCTTAAATCCGATAGGTATAGTTATTACTGTCGTGGCAGCTCTGGCGGCAGGGATTACAGCCTTATGCTTTACTATGTCTGATACTACAAACCAAACATCTGACCTTGAGCTTGCACAGGAAAAATTAGAAGAAAGCAATCAAAATCTTGGTGAATCATACGAAGAAATTGGCGGAAAATTTTCAGACTTTCTTGACGGTATAAAAAATTCAGGAAGTATTTTTGATAACTTTAATGAAGAAATAATTATATCAGAAGATGAAAAGCAAGAGCTTGCTGACAATATGAACAGCGTTCAAAAGGAAATAACTGATGTTTGTTCAACAGCAACGGAAGAACGCAGAAAGCTAACCGGTGATGAAATATCAAGACTTGATGAATTGTTTCAAAAAATGCATGAACTTGCAGCTCAAGAGCTTGCAATTGAGCAAGCGAAGCAAAATGTTGTTGTTTCTCAAGCTCAAGCACTGTGCAATTCTTCTGATGTTTCACTTGATGAGTATATTTCTCGTTCTCAAAGAATACAAAATTCAGCAGAAGAAACACGAACAGCTGTCATTGATAAAGCTTATGAGCAATATACCGAGGAAGTTGCATTACTTGATCAAAAGCTTAAAACAAATTCAGATTACACTCAAGAACAACACGATGCAGATGTTAAAGCTGCAGAAGATTCATATCAAAATGCTATTGATTCAGCTAATAAACAAGCTGCAGACACTGTAGCAATAATTGAAGATGGATACAAGCAAAGAGCAAGCGTAATGACAGATTACACTGACAGACTTAATCAACTCAATGATGATGAAGAAACAGAGAATTACAATCACTCTGTAAATCTCGGTAAAATTGAACAAGATTACTATGACAAACTTCAACATTACAGAGATGAAGGCTTACAGGGTATTGATTATGAAACAATGCGTCAGGTGGCATATGATGAAATGCAGCAACAAGAAGCAAAAGAAAATCAACGCCATATAGAAGCTATAACTAAAACAAGGAACAGTCAGCAGAAATTACTTGACGATAAAAATTATCAAAACCAGCTTAGCGGGTTTCTTGCGCTTGAAGGCTTGTATGAAACATATTCCGGAAAGACGAACGAGAAGTCGCAGGAAATTGTTGACGCTTTTCACAAACCAATGAAAAATATGCCCGATGATACTAAAGAAGCGTTTGCAAATGCTGTAAAAGGTGGTATTGAAGGACTTAGCAGTATGAAAGATACTATGTTCAATACAGCATCTAACATAGCTTCGTCAGTAATCAATATTTTTAAATCTGTCTTTGACGAACATTCTCCGTCAAAAGTTTTCAAAAAGATTTTTAAATATACTCTTGAGGGTGGCGAAAACGGTCTTGAAGATGAAGCACCAAAACTTTATAAGCAAGCTGATGATGTGGCGTCAACATTTACCAAACGCTTGAAATCGGGTATATCAGCTGACAGTTTAGTATCAAAAATGCGTGCTGCCGTAGCCGAAGGCAAAAACTTTGTAGCAGAACAGCTCACTGCTAATGTAGTGCATACAGTTGATATGCAAAATACCGATAAACAAAAAGTAGTGCTACAAGGCAACATAGTAAATCATCTTGAGGTTGACGGCAGAGAATTTGCTGTTGCGACTGCTCCGTATATGTCAGAAGAATTAGCTTGGGAGGGTAATGATTTATGACAGAAATGACAGTTAATAACATTGATATTGCAAACTACAGTGCACGACTGTTGAGTTATTCCGTGAGCGGTACTACGCTTACAAATAATGTTTCAGCTAATAATGATCTTGTCAAAATGCCTGCACTGTATTCTACCGAATACGGAACGAGAACTCTGACTGTTACTCTTACATTTTTCCCTCGCTTGGACGGATGTTCATCAAAAAACACTGACATTATTGACAGATATACGGTAGCAACAGATAACATAGCTAAGTTTGAGGCTGAAATAATCGGAAAAACAGTTGAGATAGCTTTGCCGGACGGATACATATACACTTCAATTGTTACTTCAATCTCCGCTGCTACATTTGACAGCAGCGGAGAACACGATGTAACTTACACATTTAACGCCGTAAGGCATAAGCCGACTGTAACCGCAAATGTTGCTCCGAATGGTAAAGTTTATTGTCAATCAACTACTCCTTGCAAATACAAGCTTATTGTTACCTTGCCGGAACAAAGCTCGTTAATTACAGTGTGTGGAATTGTTGTTATTAATATTGCCGCAAACACTCCTTTAGTAATTGACGGCGAGCTTGGTTTAATTACGCTTGGCGGAGTCAATAAGTACCTTGATAGCACTTTAATTGAATTTCCAGTCTTGTATCCGGGTGAAAATATAATCACTTGCACTAACTCTCAAGCAAAAATTCAGGTTGTTTATACACCTGTTTTTGTGTGATTTAAGAGGTGTTCAAATGGTATTAAAAATATTTTACAACAATGATGTAAAGCTGTTTACAGATATTGATAGCACCTTTTGCGTTACAAAATCCTACGGCGGTATGATGAGCCTGCAATTTGACATATCGCCTAAGCACAGCTTGTATAAATATTTTGCTTTGGACGGTGAGGTTGAATACGATAATCAGAGATATTTGATTAAAAGTATTAACGAACGCAAGACTGTATCTACAATTGTTTGTGAGTTAAATCTTGACGACCTTCGTGCTGATATGTTTACAAGTTTTAATAAGACTACCGAGAGCTTTCACAATATTTGTACTGAAATCCTTTCTAATACAGACTGGACGGTTAAAAACGATACACTCGTAAGCAAACGCTGCAGCTTTGAACTCACTGATGTAACTGTGCTTGATATTTTAAATCAATGCACTAATTCTACAAGCTACGGCAATGTATATGAGTTTAACACAAAGCGAAAGCAAATTACTCTCATCAAGCCTGAAAACATCACAAAGCAAAAAGGAGTATATTTTACAGATGAGTTAAATCTTGCGGACTTAAACTTCAAAGGCAGCTCATCAGGCTTGGTCACAAGATTATACGCATATGGCAAAGACGGACTTTCGATAGCAAGCGTTAATAACGGCTGTGATTATATCGAAAATCATTCCTACACAGATAAAGTAATCAGCAGCGTGTGGCGTGATGAACGCTATACTAACGCTCAGTCACTCTATGACGATGCAGTTGTTAAACTTGCAAATATGGCACAGCCGGAGCAATCATATACCTGCAAGGTTATTGACCTTGCAAAGGCACAGCCGGATATTTACAAAGATATTCTTTCGTATAGTTTGTATGACGTTGTCACTCTGATTGACCGCAACCGCAAGAGAAAACAAAACTATCGCATTGTTGAAATCAAAGAATACCCTGCAAAGGCAGTTTTGAATACAGTTACTCTTTCCTCCATTCCTGCAAAAATCACGGGAAAACTGATAACAATTAATAATCGTATAACTGAGCTTAACGCTCAACAGCTACACGACAGAACTAAAGTAAATGAAATTAAGCAGGACTTAGATACCACCGTTCTCCATGTGTCTGAATCTTGGGCGAGCTCTGTTAATGAATCATTGTTTACTCAGACCGCAGAGGGACTTTTTCTTGAAGTCAATAAAGTGGTTGGCACTAATCGTTGGAGTACGCTTTTACAGCAATCGGCAGAAGATGTGCGAATTGCTTGGAACAACATATCCGAGTACATAAAGTTTGAAAATGCACAGCTTAATATTTATAACACATCAGATAAAAAGCTCATGTCACTTAATCAGTATGGACAAGACTTTTATTACAACGATAATGAAGTCGGCTCAGTTGGTACAAGCTCATATTTACACGATGACAACAAACGAGGCTTATCTTTTGACCTCAACAGCAATTCGGCGTATATGACCTGGGCATATATGAGTTCAGACGATGCAGAGGCATTTGCGATGAAACTCACATATACCGCTCAGAAACTCTCTGACGAATATGAGAAAGACCAACTGCACGCAGGTTGTGACTTGAATTTGCACAACAACTATTTACGAAAAGCGGTTTTAAGCGATTGGAAATTTGAAGGCGGTACTATTAGCGGAACTTTTAAAGGTTATTATGTTACATCGTTCAGAAGTGACGGTACAGCAAATACATGGAAAGAATTTACGCTGACATTCAAAAACGGAATTTTACAAAAAGCAACTTGGTAGGAGGTTATTATGAAATTTATCACAGAAGAAAAAACAGTTTGTGAAAACGATAAGGATAAAGCTCCTGCTAAATCCGAAGTCATTTTTGCAGAAGAAACAGGAGGCAATGATGAACATACAGCATTACAAACTTAATTTAGACCTGCTCAAAAATACATCAACTCCGGTTTTATACAGTCATCAATTAGACAAAAAATCAAGATTTATTGATGTAACACTTACAGCTAATGATGCAGAAGTTACCCTTGACAGTACAATGACGGCTGTTCTTAACGCTGTAACTAATAATGTTATAGTTGCAGAGTCTCAAAATTGCACAATATCAGATAATGTAATCGTTGTTGAGCTTACCGATAAAGTCTTATCTTTGCCGGGCGTGACTAAATGTGAGGTTGTGCTGTCTGACAGCAGCGGAGCTGTTATTACAGCACAGCATTTTATTGTTAAAATCACTGAAAAAGCTATTAATGATAAATCAAAATTTGAACCAACAGGCTCGAATTTAGCAACAGAAGCTGCAGTTGCTAAAGCAAAAGCAGAAGCTATCGAATACTTCGAAACAGAGCTTACAGACATTGACGAAACAGTGACAATGAAGATTAATCTTAAAGCTGATAAGGCGGATACTCTTGCCGGTTACGGAATTACCGATGCTTACGATAAAACATATCTGAATAAGGCATTACTCCGTAAACTTGACGCAATGCCATTTGATACCGCACCTAAAGAGAATAGTCCTAACTATATCACAAGTGGCACGGTATACAATAGTGTTAATACTATTAATAAACGTATTGATAACAAAGTTAATACTCTTAATCAAAGTATTAATAAAAAAGCTGATAAAGCAACTACTTTGGAAGGCTACGGAATTACCGATGCTTATGATAAAACATATATAAACAGATCGTTAAACCTTAAGCTCGACAAAATGCCATTTGATACCGCACCTAAAGAGAATAGTCCTAACTATATCACAAGCGGTACCTTATATAACAGTGTTAATACTCTTAATCAAAGTATTGCAAAAAAATATGATAGCTCAAATATTGAGATCGGTACAGGAGAATTATCTCCGGCTCAAGCAATTTATGAGGGCTGTGCTGGAAGATTCGATTATGTGAAAAACGGCAATGTAGCTACAGTGTCAGTAAACATTACAAAACTTATTGCTAATAGAACGTATATTCAGTTGTCAGGCTTGCCTTTCCCAATAAAAGACGAAAGCAGTTTATCGAGTATTGCTGTATTCTCAACCACAAGTAAGTTGAGAAATATCCGTATTAAGGGATCATGGGTTTACATCACCTCACAAACGGATAAATTTACAGAGGATGAGATGATCAATTTTACAGTTACATATATCAGAAAGTAGGAGGTAACCATATGGAATTTAAAGAAAAAATTACGCTTGATATGCTTACAAAGGATAGTGTGAGTGTGTTAAGACAGAAGTTTATAACCCTTAACGGCGAAGATGTGCAGGTCGGCTACAATGTTCGCAACGCATATATGAACGACGAATCCGGCAGAGAACAGTTGAGAAAGGTTCTCTCTGACGAATACTATAACGCTGTTATGGCAGTATGGGAGGTATAAATATGGCAAGGGTAACTTGTGTTGATATTTCAGAATTT